TAACACCTACAACGGTTCACAATGTTGTTAGAATGTTCAGCATGCTGGTTAGTGCTAATCTTCTACAGATAGGTGCAGTTCTTACCAATCATTGGCAGAAACTCAGTCCATGGGCCTATTCTACAGCAGATGAATATATTAAGGCTGGTAGATTGATGAAAATGACTGTTCCTCCCGGAATGACTGGAGAGGGCAGATTGTTTTCAGAGGTTATTGCAGAAGCATCTGGAGTAACAGATGTAGTGACAGCGCTTGCTGATGCATTGCTTGGCAGCTTGACCTCAGAGCTAACAGGAACTGATGGATTTTGGACTAAGAAGGATTTGCTTATATTACATCTCCCGCTTGTTCCATTTAAGAAAGCAGTCAAGAACACACAAGTATGGAAACGTCACTTTTCAGCAGCACTAGAGAGGCGTACTGATGTTTCTAAGGCCACAGGTGATGAGTTAATGAATATATATGAGGGTACCTGGATGCTAATTAATGGCATTACAGAGAATTCAATCACTCCTGCGAAGATGAAAAAGATAGCAAAATTATATCAGGGAGTATTGTCAGCTGAAACACTTAACAATTATGCAAGTTGGGGGTTATCTGGAGCATATCTGTCAGGAACATGGAGCAAGTTAAGTGTGGGTGGGGATTTGAGAAAAGTATTTACATTTACTGGCGTTGAAGAGTCAATGCGTACCTGGGATGCAGTCTTGGCTTGTGTTATGTGTAAGAATATGAAAGAAATTCCACAAGAATGGATAGATGAGGAAGATGATCAAGGGAGAAAGGTTAATAATCCCTACCTGCATCCTAATGCTCTTAAATTCGCACGTATCATGAATAATATCACTATGTTTGGATTATCAGACCAGTATCTTAATGTCATGATGAGAGGTAGTGTTGGTAAGGCAATCTGGAAGTTTAAAGGATACACTTATAATCAGATGATTCGGGAATGGAAACAAGTCATGCATTTATGGGATTCTATGACTCAAGCTGAACTAAAGACGGCACTAACTGAAACATTCATGCTAATACCTCCCGCTCTTCCAGGCAGTACAGTAGCTAATGAAAAGTTTGCAGAGTGGACTACGGGAAAAAAACGGCAATCATACGTTCATGAAACGTTCAGAAAGGCTTTCTGGTCAAGGGGCTTAATATCATTATGGGTAGTTAGCTTCTTTTATATGCCTGGTATTTCTGAAGCTTTTAAGCTGTTGAAAAATAAGATGAGAACTCATGCGTTTGGACCTGGTGCACGGGCGATAGAAAGAGGTGGTGCATCAGCTATAGGGGAATTAATATTTAGAGCAATGTTTATGGCGATGGCAGCAGGAGGTGCCATTCCAGCAGATGAAGATGATAAAGATAGGGTATATGAAGACTTTTACAGATACTTATTACCACTGATAGTTAATATGGGGATGGATGTTGCTAAAGGAGAACCATGGAAAGCACTAAGAGTACTCTCCCAAACTCCCTACAGAATATTAGACTTTATTGGTGTTATAGATGAGGACTAAGCTCTCGCTCTGAAGCCCTCATGAGCTCATCAGCTTTCTTTTTAAGCTGACACGCCAACCTATACTGTTGTTCTGCCTTATTAGCGCTGCCGCTGGAAGCTAAGTAATGATTAACAGCTTCACGACACTCAGGACATAATAAATCATCAAAGCCCATCTTTATCCCTTATTAAATCAATAAATGTATTTAAATCCAGTATTGCATAAGGATCTGTGTGGTTACGCTTGATCACTACCACCGGGACCCTGCCTCCGGCATTCCCTAGGGCCTGCGTCAGGGCCCTCCATATTTGTACTCTTTCCTGATTTTTACACTCAAATGAATATGGAATAATCCTACGGGCTGCAGGTGAAAGTACTATATCTTCTCCTGACATGCCCATTGTTTGAGATTTAATATCATCTTCTTCCAGTGTAGGAAATGCTTCTTTAAGCATATCACGTAGGGAGTTCTGTAGTCGTCGTCCTTTAGCCTTAGCAGATCTAATCTTTTTCGCCAAAACCAAACTCCTTTTTTAGCTTTTCTCTGCTTTTATTTAGAATTTCATCCATCTGCGTATTCCACATCTCAGCTTCCAAGAGGCGTTGCGCATCCTGCAATCCTTTAACATCTATCTCTACATCAACAATATTGGTCTCTTTAACATGTTCCTCCATCATGAATACGGTATCTTTTACCAAATTATCATGTACGGCTTGTTTATTAAAGCGATCTTCAGCATCTTTTGGACTTTCAGCATCCATATAATATGTACGCTCTCCATGGATGACATAATCTGTCTTTACTTCATGTTGTTTCAGAATCTTCTCTTCCATTGTTACTCCTACTTATTTTATTCTCTAGTGCTATTACCTTCTCTCTTAGCTCCTCAAGTTCCTTCCAGCAGCTAAGACGAAATGCATTCATACCATCTTTCCAATCTGCTTCTTCTGTAATTCTATCAGATAGCATAAAATGAAAACTTTTCTACAGGACATAAATAAAACTCTTGTGTATATTCAGGACCATAGCGCTTATCAGGTAATACTTCTACAAACCAATGTTCTCTAAGCATTACGTCCATTAAACTATAATAAGTTCCTGCCTTATTTAAATGCATAATATATTTAGGCTTAGGCATAGCTCTATCCCAGGCATTTTTGCCATATACTATCATCTTTTTAAAGGGGTAATCTGCAGCTGAAGTAAAATCATATCCTGATTGCTTTACTTCCACCCGCATTGAAATTTCAAGGTCTCCATTATCAGCATAACTTTCCCATTCTTTGGATGACGGAGCTAACAATGAAGGATTTATTTTAACGGTATATCCTTTGTCATGAAAGACCTTGGCGCCTAGGAACACTCCAGATATACTATCTTCCAGGTGCTTAGCAAACTTATCAAAGTTCTTCATTTTCTCTCCCTTCATCAACCATGGCCCATAACAAGCATAGGTAAACTATTGCATCTGTTATCCGCCCGGTAATATCTTCTCTCTGTGATTTATGGCCATTAGCATAAGCTGCTATGCCATCTATGTGCTTTAAGAGATAAGTCATTAAGATCTTTTCCCTATTCACACATAGTAACTTAGCAGCTCTCTCGAAATTAGCAAAGACATTTTTTTCATCATGGGCATATTCTTTCTGTCCGGCATCCCGCATGCGAGTAATCTTCTGCCAAATATTATCCATGAATTTATGCATGTGCGACTGAGTCATTTTTCTCTATCCTTAAGTTATTAATGGTTAATCTTACATTTAAGGTTTCCTTTTCCCTATTCTTATCACTGATAATAGTCACTTCTTTTACAAGTCCAGTATCAGGATCTCTCCATGCTTTAAGTGATAATACCTTATTAGCATTATAAGCAATACGGAATGAGCCTTTGGATGAAGCTATATCCATTCCTTCTTTATATGCTTGCTTAGATATCTCAGATACAGCAAAGACAATAATATTATGCTTTACAGCGGCCTCCAGAAGCGCCTGTGAGGCTTCTTCGGCCTTCATATTACTATCACGATGATTACTTTTAAATAAACCTAAGTGATCTACTGCCAGGATCTCAGGCTTACGAGGCAACATAGCTATTCTCTTATCCAATTCTTGTGCAAAAGGAGAAGAATAATCTACAGTCAGCCATTCAAAATCCTTATCTATGCCATTTTGAAAGGTTTTATAATGCTTGGCAAGCTGTTCTTCAGTCCAATTCTTTTCTATCTGAACAAATCTAGACCATATTTGTCTTGGTGACATCTCCATTTCAATGAAATAAGTAATCTTTTTAAATGCTACCATCCAATTCTGTAGCAGCATTGTCTTCATGGAAGCGGGCGGAGCTTGTAAAATAACTACTTCGCCTGGGTAGATTGGAAAATCCTGGCCGTATAAAGCACCAAGATTAAGAGGTTTATACTCTTGTGCGTAGAATTCTGCAAGCTCCTGCTCCATATCACTAGCCTGCATGGTTGTCTGAGACTTCTTAGCCTTATACAACCTGCATGTATTTTTACAATATTTATCCATTACTGGATCTAAACAACCATATCTATTACCTTCTCCACCATGGGCTTCGTAAGATGAATCCACTATTTTACTCATTTCATCTGATTTAAATGGTGAACTAGCAGTATTAGCATTCTCTCTCCATGCTTCCATAGCTTTTCTTACTATAAATTCAGGATATCTCCATCTAAGCCATGCAGATAGCCTTAAGCCAACTGCATGCCGCTGCCCTAGGGCTTTAGCTTCAAACATTCCAGATATACAAGGATAGTTAATAGGATCTGCTACTCTTCCTTGTGATAATGTATTGGTATCAGCAACTTTATCCTCTTTAGGTTTTTCTAAGATATCAAAAACCGGTGAACATTCTAATTCCAGCATATCCAGCTTCCGTGGTAACTTTGCGTAAGTTTCAATATCGCCAATAGGCCCTTCTAGGAGCTTTCTTGAAATCTGGACCTTATATAGGTTAGACTTGGTATTTCGCGTATTTGGTACCCTTATGAGCCTTGTTTTATCAGTTACCGATGGATCTGCATACTCAAAGATACCTGATTTAGTTAAAATATGCTTAACTTTAAGATGTAAGTCCTTGGCCGGCTTCCATCTGAATGCATCTGATGGAATATATACATGAAAACCAGTACCACTAAAGAAGAGTCGGCTGGGAATATCTATATCATCTAAATGTAGAATTAATCCAATTGTTTTTTGTCTGGCAGCTTCAGAGCTGACAGCATCTACGTCTAAAATGAATTCATCTGGCATATATAATAACCCATCATAGCCAGATAAAGAGTTATGTTTGCCAAAGAAATCCTTAACATAGTCATCATAGTCATACAAAGACATAAATGTGTCACGCTTAAATCCTTGCCATTGATCTATATTGTCTGCAGACTGAAAATAATGTCTTTTATTTAATCCAAGTGCAAATTCTTTAATCATAACCTCTCTCTTCCCAGTTCTTTTACTTTTCTTTCCCATTCTTCACCATCTAGGCATTCTTCACAAGCCTCTTTTTCAGGCTCTCCTTGATGTTCATTGCATGAAGGACAAAGATCATTATCTGGCAGATATAGCTTCATATCATCACCACAGCAGCTCATTTGAAGATAACCATCTCCATCACATGCACTACAAAATTTCATTTCTTCCTTTTCCCTGTAATATTCTCCTACTTTACTCATTTTATCTCCTTACTTAACTTTTGATTTTCTTTAGCAAGTTCATACAATGCATTCTCTATAAATGACTGTACTATCTCCTGTACTAAATCATCAGGAATGCTTAGAGTTAGAGAACCATC